ATATTTGTTTTCTCTATAAACTTTTCTCCAGTAGTCCTTGGTGTTTTTATTAACTTTTAAAATCCTTTTCATAATACCTCACTGATAAACTTCCATTCATAATCGTCAGGAATTTCCATTAAATTAATTAGAGCTTCCTCAAGACCATTTTCACAAGTATTTTGTACGTGTCCGTGTCCAATCACCTGATCTAGTTCAACTGGAAAACTATTTTTAATATTCCAATTATAATAACCATCTTCAACCACCTTGTATCCCTCTTTTTTAAGAGCTTTTTTAGCACTATCTTTAATTTCCCAATAAGGTGGTTTAAAAATTTTAACATAAGGAATTTTGGTTTGCTCTAAAAATTGTTCCGCAAATTTTACTTTACCAATAGCTAGTTTTGGTTCAAGACCAGCAAACTCGTGTGGCACGTGAGTAAGTCCGTGAATAGCAATTTCTAACCAGCCATCTTTAACAGCGTGTCTTACTGCATTAACCCAAGGAATAAAGTCTTCTTTAGAAATCGGTAATCCCCCTTTTTCTAATTGATATCTTAAATCCCAGCATACAGTAAACATTGTTATTTTAAAATCTGGATATCTTAATTTTAACTTCTCCAATATATCAAAACGATGATTGAGTGGGTTAAAGTCGTCTGCTTCTAAAGCTATGAAAGACATAGTGCCTCCTTAGTGGTATTTTTCTATCAAGTGTCTGCATACTTGGTTTCTAATTACATAATGCTCTTGATTCTTACATTGACCAATTCCCATGTCATTCAGTTCTTCGAATTCAACAGGCACGATGTAGTTCTTTTCCTTAGCCAAGAATCTATTGGCTAAACAAATAATTAAATCGTCTGCATACCTGTCAGGTAAACTGTCTTCCCAGAACATTTTAAGACCATTAGCAAAAACCTGAATTGGAACATAATAAGAACGAATTAAGACATCGCATTCTTCAACCTTTTTAACAGTATGAGTCTTAACACTGGTGTAAGGAGTCACAGAGTCTTTATCCAAAGTAACCCCTTCGTGTCCTAATACTGCTTTGGGATACAAACTAGCAAACTCTGTTAGTTTTCTTAGCGTATCTTTCTTTGGCATTAAATCAGTATCTAAAAGCATGACATGAGTTGAATTAGCAAAAGTAGAAACAAACAAACGAGCCATCACACTAATACTCTTACTAGAATAAATAATATGAATAAATGATGGTAAATTTAATTCAACTTTAGAGTCATCAACAAAAACAATGATCTCATTAGGGGCAGTATCGCCCTCTAAGAACTTTTCTACTATCTTTTCTACATTTTTGGCTCTTTTCGGATAATGAGCAAGCAAAACAAGAGTGGTAGTTATATGATTTTTCATAAAAAGCCGATTTTAAGCTTCTAGTAGGGTCATCTTGAGGGAGAAAACTCAAATTTTTGTTATTTTCTCTGTTTTTCTCCTCTCAAAGTAGTCTTTGTACTTATTTTGTTGTCCAATAGTAGTGTCTCTATGCTTAATTATGTGTTTAGGAATATAGCAGGGCATATATCCCTTTTTAATAAAGTGGTTGCTGGCTTCTAAATCCTGCATTCCGTGCAAATGGCTGTCTTTGAATTCTAGATCCTCATAACCCTTGGCACTAGCTAAAGCAAAAATGCCACCAATGTGTCTAGTAATTTCTACCAGCGTATCACCAATGAAAGCTCTACCAATACGTTGAGCTCCACCTGGATTATCCAACAATCCTTCAACATAAGGAGAGGCATAAATTAAATGATTTCTCTCCCAAAGATCAACTAAATCTTTTAGCCAATTATAAGTAATAAATTCAACATCATTATCAATTTTAATAATAATATCATATTCTTGACAACTTAAAATGACATCTAAAATATCGTTACTAGCTTTAGAAATACCCTTGTTTTGATGATAGTCAATAAAAAACTTTGAAGCAGATTTAACCCATTTTCCCATTTCTTTTCCATTATTAACACTAAACCAATCAAAATCATAGCCAGCAGTTTCTTTCATTTGCTTATAGGTTTCTTTTGAATAATCTTCTCTATCATAATGAATAGTAAAAATAGCTACTTTTGGTGGTTTGTGTTTTCCCAGTCTAATTTTACAAGCTACTGGGTCAAAAGTAGGCTTAAACAGTTGTCCAAGAACTGGGTGAAAATACATTTCGCTTTTTATCCTTTGGGATTTAGCATTTTCGTGGATGGTATAATCAAAAGTATATTTGGGTAGCCTCTTAAAAGTAAAACCAGCCTTGGCTAGTCTGACAAATAAATTCCAATCAACAAACTTGGGGAGAGTTTCATCCCAACCACCGATATACTCTAAAGCTGACTTTTTAATTAGCGCTGCACTAGTATCAATATAGTTTCTGAGTGATAAAAACTGTAAATCAAAGTCGTGAGCTATTCCTGGTTTACCAATAGTATCAATCCACATATCACCATAAACCACATCGTAACCGTCTCTAGCTAGTTTATAAAGTGACTGCAAAGCCCCTCTTCTTAATATGACATCGTCATCTAAATGAAGAATGTGTTTGGCAATTGCTTTTTTAATTCCTAGGTTTTTTGGTCCAGGATCAGAACCAAAGTTTTTGTCTGTTCTAAAATACTTAATTCTTGAATCTTTTTTGGCATATTCTTTAACCACTTCTTTAGTATTGTCGGTTGAGCAATCATCAACAATAATATGTTCATAATTAACATTTCTTTGTTTTTGAACCGACTCAATACAGCGAGGAAGAAAATAATTTGCCCGATTATAAGTTGAAGTAATAATACTAACCCTTGGGAATGCCATAGTTTATTTTTGAAGCTTCTTCTCTAGTTAATAAATGTCGCCTGACTAATAGGTCTAATATGCCACGCCTACCACGCCTAAACAATTTACTTATATTATTATCATCGGCAATATAAAAACTATCTAGATGAAGTTCTCCTCTATTAAGGCGATAACCTATGTAATGATCTCCAAGAAACAAACCAACAATATCACTATATGCTTTATCTCTTAATCTAAAGTTGGGTTGATATTCTTTAACTAACTCTTCAAAGTGATCTAGTGTCATTTTTCAAAAGCCATAATATCTACTTCTGGAATAATTTTATAATCTTGTTTACCAATGGTAATCCTAGCGGTGGAATATTCCGAGTAATAGACTTTAGTGCCTTTGGGAAATTTCTCACTTGTCTGTGAGTAAACCTCTCCATAAGAGAGGCTATGATCCATAAGGGCTCCCCCCTCAACAACTAATCCACTATAATTTTCTTCTTTTTTAAGTTGTTTAACAATAATTCTTTTTTCATTGGGAACAATCATGGCTAATCCTTCTTTTAACTGTCCTATAATATCATTTTTTCATATAAAAAACAACCCCCTGTTTCCAGAGGGTTGAAACTAATAAATTAGATTTTTTAACTCTCAGCACCTATTATGCTGAAGCTGCCGATTCTACGGAGACCATAAAATTGTCGTTCAGAATAGCTGAAACGAATTTTACTTTCCACCCGATATCAGAATACAGCTCTAGAGCAGAGTTCTTGCTTGGTGATTGGACAATAGTCTTCACATCAAGTAAGTCACTCACTCCAAATGCCTCTTCACCGAAAAACATTGATTTGTAGACTTCGGTTCCAGCACTACCAGAGTTGGTCAAAACTGGAGCATTTGAACTACGCAGGAATTTAACCCCGTATAATTCACCAGTTTCACCTTGGTAAATGCGATTAATGCCTTTTTCAACGTATTGAACAGCATTAACCCAGTTACTATCTCCCTGGAGATCGTATTCGACATCAGGATGAATCACGGCAGCAAACATACCGTTAGCCATAGGCTTGGCATTGGCACCTCTCAACTTTCTCACAACCTTACGAACGTCAGCGACGGTCATAGTATTTGTGGAAGCTATTGAGGTTCTGCTAGCTACACCAGAAGCGTAAATTACGTTAGTGGTGGCGGCTACCACATCTCGAACAAGCGTATCTACAGTTAAGCCAGCCTGATAACCTAAAAGTTCGACCGCACTATTGATAACATTATCAAAAGAGGTCAAACTCAAGAAATCAGAGACTTGAGTGAGATCGCCATATTCAGCGATGGTGGCAGACACAGTAACAGCACTAATTCCACGAGCAGTAGGGTCGGTACCTTCGGTTAATCCGTCAGTAGCAACAGGCATATTGGTATATCTTGTCCAATAAATTACCTTACCCTCTCCACGAGGAACAGTTCCAACACGACCAAGCTGTTTGTAGACTAACTCTTTCTCCGCACGCGCGAGCAATTTCTTATCGTAATAAGTTTGCATCACGCTTGTCAGAGTACCAGTTGTAGTTACTCCCATTTTCTTGATCCTTTATGTCTTTACTTAATAATATTTTCTTTAGCCCTTAGGGATGATTTTCTCTAATTCCTCTAGGGTCATTTTAGAGTAATCTAATTCATCGCCCTGTCTGGCTTCAGAAGCACTCTCAGCAAAAGCCTTACGGTTCTGCTGGGTACTTGCAGCTTTCTTTGATAGACTAGTAGCCTTTTGGTAGGTTTTATCAAATGAAACGAGTTTAACCGCTTCGGATAATTCCATCCTTGGGTACTTTTCCATCACATCAAGAGCAGATTCGATTTCGGCATCGCTAATATCTGGATAGGTTTGTTTAACCGCCTGGATTTTAGACTTTGCCTGTTCTACTTCTGCCTGTTGTACTAGTGGGGATAGCCTTTTGTCCAGTTGTCTGGCAACTATTTTCTCAAGTAGAGAAATAGCTTCCTTTTGTTCTTGTGGTAGATCACTAAACGGATCTTCTTCTTTAGGTGTTGTTGATTCTTGAATCTTTTGCACCATTTTCTTGAGTTCTTTTAGTTCCCTCGATTGAGGGGCTAATTTGCTCTCAAGATTTCTATAAGACTCCACAAGGTCGTCAACTGAGCTAAAGCCTTTGTCCGCAGCTAGTTTCTCAAAGGCAGATTGCTCCTGAGTCTTGTCTGGTTGTCCTGCTTTATCAGCCTCTGACGCTTGGGCTTGTTCAATCTTGGCTATTTCCACTTCTGGAGTAGTTTCGACTGAGGCATTGCCATCGGTTGTTGATTTTGGCATTACTTCCTTTCTTTGGCTAGAGAACTGCTGGCAAGGGAGATTATTAATTAAGACGGAACTTTGGCTATCCCCCCTGCAAGCAATACTCTAGCTAATTGTTAATTGTGCTTTTTTAAGTTTTCTCTCTGGCGGATCATAGTCACAACAGAGTTCTCAAAAAATCCAAGTCCTTCATAGAATCCCCTGGCATAGCCAAGTTCTTCAAGGGACTTTGAGTTTAGTGCTTCTTTGAGCAATAACTCTCTTTTTTCAGTCATCGTCTTAGCGATGTACTGGTAGCCTTCGGTCTTAACTAGCTCTTCGGCTAGTGTTCCCTCGGTTATAATTTTATCTTTTAACTTATCTTTCATTTTTGTTGAGCCTTCTGCATAATTCCTGATTGATTAAGGTCTTTGCCTTGACCAATTCCTGGAACTCCACCTGGTGGGTTGGTAAGAGGAATTTGTCCTAAATCTACCTGTTCTCCCATTGGAGTTTGTTGCTTTCCCAACAATTTATCAATGTTTTTAGCATTGAACGCTTCTAAAATATATCGTCTTAATTCTAGTTGATCGATAAGTGGATCATTAGCAAACATCTGGAATAATTCCAGAGCTTGTCTTTTAGCAATTGCATCATTTTCCAGTAGTCGTGGTGCTGATTCTACCATTAGATCAAAGTTGTCTTTGATTTCGTCTGGTTTAACCAGCAACCACCGTGGACTACCCTCACCGAGAATTCGAATAACTGTTTCTTCGTCAATAAATTGTTTATTAAGGGAAATAAATAGTTTACCAATCTCTCTAATGCCCATCTCAATATTCATCATTTTGAGCTTGATACGGGCATTACCAGCTTCCTGCATCATTGAGATACCAGTGGCTGTTTCATTAGCTAAAGCATCACTAGCCACCCCCTTGGTATAATCAGTAATACCAGTGGTTTGTTGAATATCTGCCTTGATTAGAGTTTCTTCCCTATAAGATGAATTTGGAATTTCTGGTGGATAAAGGGGTTGCACTCCTTCAATTTTATCGGTATGAATAACTCCACCAACGTCAGATACTAATTCGTCTTCATCAACCCCAGCGCCATTGGCTACCAACCACATTCTATTCAAAATCAGTGAAGCGTTATCCATTCGCTGATTTCGCATATCGTTTAGCTCTTTTTGTAAAGTTTCAATTGGTTCTAATTCACCAATGCCACAAAATTCTTTGGGTACACTTTGATCAATAAATCTAACAAATGGTTTTTTACCATGAGCAAAAGGGTTTTTATCATCTCTGATTACCACGCTTCGGTTAGCAATTGTTACTACCCGATTGTCTTCCCAATATTCAATCAACTCAATGTTGGCTTCTTTATCGCTTCCACCAGAATAATTTTGAGGATCGGTGGTACCAAGGGCATTAGTCCGAGTTACTTTATCAGTTTCTCCCTTAAATGGTCGGTTTTTGTCTTTTTCCAAAAGGGCAACGTTTTTATAAAGCCCCTGTTTTTGCATTTTTAGTAAATAATCATAAGACCGATAGGTTCGATGAGCCACCCAACCACAACTATCAATATCAAAACCTTTGGGGTCCCAGAAGAAATCATATAGGTCTACCATTTCTACTACTGGTTGATTTTTGGTGGTTTTTTCTGTTTTAACTTTTTGATTGCCAAGCTCTGGAAGGTCTGGATCAATTTCAACTTCTTCTTCAACAGTCTCAACTCTTTTATCCCAATAGATTTTAACAATACTGGTTCCATAAATTAGCATTTGTCTAACAATATCTGGAAGCAACTTGTCCATATCGCACTGATCCCACTGATAATCAATTAGATAATTTTGCACTCTAGCATAATCAGTATCTCCCTCTTCTCTGGGTATTACATCAATTTGTGGTCTACCAGCAACCAGTCGAGGAACAATGGTTTCAATAGTAGAAAAAGAGTAGGGAACAAAAATATTGGCTTGCCACATTCTTTTAGTGGCTGAATCTAACACTCCTCGGTAAAGGTCATAAAAATCATCCCATTTTTGTTTAAGTGGCTCTCGCCAATTTCTGGCTGTTTGATAACGAGAAACTATTTTATTAGCTAATTCTTTGTTGACAACGGACTTTGGTTTTTCGGGCATAGCAATAGTTTATTTTAATTTTGTCCGTCTTATAATAATCTTTATCATACTATTTTAGAATTGTCAATAAAAGATTTTTCCCATTGTCGAGTAGAACAATTGGTGTCGACGTGATTTTCTTCTCTTTTCCGTTCTTTTTCTATAACTCATAGCGAAGTAGCGTACCATATCACAGTTTGAAACCAACACTCCATTAGCAAAATACATCCCATAACTAGTAGCGAGGTTGTATACCTCTTTTTCTTCTGAGGGCTGTTGCCCTACAGTTGGGATGACAATATTTGCTTCTTTTGGGGAAATAAGTTTTGTATCTTTTACCACAAACACTGCAGATTTTAACAATCTCTTTTCCCCTCCTATTTTGCCAACCCTTTTTAGCAAGTTTCGAGTGAACCACCTTTGTTTGTTGGGGGTTGTCTTTTCTCCACTGTTTTGCCTTTTGAACAAGCATTTTTTGATGTTCATTAAAACCATCCCAAATACCCCAGTTGTGTTTTTTAGCGTGTTGATAATGAGTGAGAAGCTCAAGGTTGCTAATTTTATTATTGGTAGTATCACCATCAATATGATGAATTTCCAAACCTTTAGGAATTTTTCCATTATAAAATTCCCAGACTTCTCGATGTAAAAATCCAGTTTTGCCTCCAAACTCCTTGTAAGCAGACCTTTGAAAATAAAGTCTATGTGTTCTATTTTTTGATTCAGGATAGCGTCTATAAGGAATTCCTCGAAAGTAAATTGTTTCTGACATATTTTATCATTATAACTCAGGGCATCT